TTCATCGTCGGGCCGGTATAGGTCGGCTGCAACTGCTGCATCGCCTGATTGATCGCAGGCGCACCCGGAGCGTTGGCCGGCGGCGCCATCGCCGACTGCAAATTGCCCCAATTGATCTGTACGTTTCCGGCGCCCGGAATCTGACCAATTACCGCACCCGAGCCGAGGTTCCCGGTCCCAGCACCCCCGCCCGTTCCGCCGCCGCCGCCCGCACCCGGTCCAAATTGGCCCGTTCCGCCGTTGGCTGACCCCGTCCCCCCCGTGCCACCGAGCGCTGGAGCCGGACCCGGAGTCGCGCCGCCCGCTCCGTATTGCGGCGTGTAGCGCTCGAGCCGGTCGCCCGGTTGCCCCCATCCGGCGAAGGCCGAAGTGATGCCGGGAATGTTGAAGCCGCCGGAGGAGATAATGTCCTGAAAACTCGCCCCCGGTGCCGCTTTGGCTATCTCGAGCGCCGACTGCGCGTCCGCGGGCGACATGCCGATCCGCAGCATATAGGCCATGGAACTCTCGCCCTGATGCATGGCCGGAAGCGCTCCGAGGCCGTAAGCCGCATGGCCGGGAATGTTCGTGTTTCCTGGCTGATACGGCGCTCCCTGTCCGGCAAGCATCTGCGCGAGCGGGTTCGTCATCTGCGGTGGCACGCCCGGGCCCGGCATGCCTGGACCTGCAGGCGGAATCCCGACCGAGAGCCCCTGTGCCACACTCGGGACGCCCGGCCCTAGCGATCCGGCGCCAAACGGGATCAGCGGTCCCGCATTTACTGTGCTGTCAGGCATATCAGTGAACCTTTGTCCGTAGCGCCGTCACACGTTCATGGAGTTTCAACCAACGACAATCCTCGCGGAACATCGCGTAAACCAGAATGTCGCCGCCGGGAGCAGCATCCTTCAATCGTGCTTCAAGCGTGCAGCCGAGTCGTTCGGCTAAGTTGCGCGCGGCTTCGTTCGTTTCCTCCACCAAGCCCGTAATACGGCGACACCCGCACTCGACGAACGGGTAATGGAACATGTACCAAAGCAACTCCTTTGTCATCCACGCCGAGTTCGGGAGCGCCGCAATGTGCATCACCATGTTCGCGCCGTTGAATCCCTCGTACCACACCCCGGCGATCAGGTCGGCCGTCTGATCGGGGTGCACATTCACGACGCCGATCGAGCGACCGCTTAGAAAAGCGCTGGGCGTATTCATCACTCGTTTCATGAAGGGGCCGATTTCCGGCTGGTCGATCACAAGGCGTCTCATAGCGTCGAGCCCCGCTGGAACTGAAAGTCTGTCGCAAGCCATGTCGTCGGCGAAACGGTCGAACTCCGCAGGAAAATGGCCCCGGCAAAGCCGATATTGTTCAGGCCGTACCAGCTCTTGAACGTCCGTTGTCCGCCCGACCAGATGCCTTCATCCCACAAGGCGGAATCCCAAGTGTTCGACGACCCGGTCGACTGTGTTACCGGCAACGTCGCGACGCTTTCGACAATCTCGAAATCGGTATTGAAGTAGACATCGAGGGTCGGCTGCGACTGCGAAACCAGCACGGGCCGCGCCAGCGTCCACATCTTCTGAACAGGCGAGCCGAAGTAGTTGAATGCCTGAAGGCATCGAGTCTGGATCGAGTTGCCCGTGGTGATGACGATGTCCGGAATCGGAGCCGGGCCTGCACCATCGGCAACGCGCGTATCGCCTAGATCAGTCACCCGCGTATCGCCCGAGGATGTCACCCGATCAGCAACCGACAGGGAAGACTGATTATTGGTTGCGCGCGTATCGCCCAAGCTGGTCAGGCGAAGGCTGCCGTCGCTCGTTGCCCGCTCGTCGCTGCTTCCGGCTGAACCTTGGTCAACGGTCCGCGTATCGTCGGTGTCCGTTACTCGCAGGCTACCGTCAGAGGTCGCCCGATCCGCTTCCGAACCCGGAATAATCACTTCCTGCGGATCGTCGATTCCTTCGTCCGTCCACGCGCGACCGACAAATGTAGCCGCCCCGAAGTAGGGTTGCTCGTAGAAGTTCTCCCAGCAGTAAGCGTTATATCCCGTGATGACACACCATGCATTCAGAATGGTGTTCATCAAATACTGGTAACGCCCGGTCGGGTCGGGGATGTTCAGATAAAGCTGGTTGTGGCGGGCGTTGGTGAACAAATCCCAGCCGAACTCTCCGTGGAAAAGGTCGACGAGTTGCGAAATCTGGTGCTGAATGATGTCGGTCAGCGGTGGCTGCATCAGCATCTTCGACTGCGAAAGGATGTTCGTAAGCATCAGAACACCATCCTCGCAGAGGATCAGCACATCGCTGCCATAGGGGCACGCGCACCGGCGCCCGATTGTCGCGCCGATCGTATAGACGCCAACCAGTATAAAGTTCGTTATATCGGTTGGGTCGAAGCCGTTGAAAACCGCGACGTTGCCCTTGCTCGAGATAAAGACGCTTTGGTCCGACATCGCGGCGCCGGTCTCGGAGCCACCTGCAATGGCCCATGACAGGCACGTCTGCACATAACCGCCCAGCGGGAATATCTCGCCCAGGTCGAATAGCGCAAGTTCGCCCTGAATCTCGTCAACCGGCAGATACCAGACGCGGGACGTGTTGACTTCCGTGAACCATAGCCGCCGGTGCATTTGCGTGACAGCAACCAGCGCGTTCGGCGTCCAATCTGGATAGAGCCCCTGATCGGTTACGCTGATCGTAAGGGTTGCAACCGTCCACGACGTCCCGTCGTACTTCTGCGGCAGGTCGGCGCCGTTGACCGCAACCGTGAAATCGCCGATGGCGTTCGAGAGCTGCACGTACTGCCAGCGGTTATTGACGAAGCCGGACGCCTTGACGTCGACGGGGCTGGACGTACCCCCTAGAGTCGCGTCATAGAACGAGCCATTCGCGCAGGCAAATATCTTCTCGACGCCGGTCGGGCTGTTGTATTTGATGATGGTCTCGACGACGCCCGGTTGCGGAATACCCGAGTACCATCGCGACCATCCTCCGCGCGTGACCAAGCCGCCCTGCGTCGGAAAGAAGTTCTCCAGAATGACCGCTTGCGTCGGCGGCATGTTCGCCAATGCGTCGCGCGCATTCAGGCCGCCCACGGGGGCGGTCAAGGTCATCAGCAGGCTTGACTGCCGGACCTTGGGCGCAAATGGCGTATCGCGCGGCATCACTGCATCCAGTTGCCGTCGGGAATGTTGTAAATCGTGATAAGCGGGAACGCCGGTTGCCGCGACATCGAAAGGACCGGACCTCCGGTATCCTGCGCGAGCGCGTCATCAAGCAACGTCTGGAAGTCCGCGGCCATTGCCGACGTGTCGAACTGCTTCGCCTGATAGAAGCGCAGCTTTACGCCCGCGGTCATCAGGCGGTCGTCGAAAATCGTCGTGTCGTTATCGTTGTCGCACTTGGCCTTGGGCTGCCCGTTGGCCGCGAGCGCCCACCACTTGCTCACGTAGTAATAAGAGAAGGTGATGGGCAACGGCGGCCCGCCGACACCCGGAACGGGCCACAGCTCGATCGCGTTCCCTACCAGCCGGAAGCGCTCCCGCGGCCCCGTCGACAGGATGCCCGACTTCAACCATTGCCACTGTTGCGATGTTTCATTGCCGATCAGCGGCCAATGGTTAATGCGGTCCCACTCGGTTTGCGTGATCGGCCGCGCGAAGTCGTCAGGTAGCGGATACGTCGCCTGATTGGCGATTGCACTAACCGTCTGCTCGCGAAATAGTTGCCGCCAGACGCGCCGCTTCACCAGCATTTCGCCGGTAGTGTTCAGCAGCGCGCCTAGCTGCTGCGGTATGAGGTCGGAAGTCGCGTAGATGGAGACCGGCGACTGCAACCCCATTTCAACCGCTGCGGTTTGAGCGATTTCCAGCGCTGTCGTCATCCTTGCCCTTTGCCTTCTGCAACTCCCGAGCGGAGATTAGGTCTGAGAGTTGCTTCACCTGATCTCTGAGCGCGGCGATGTCCAGATCGCGCTTTGCCAACTCAGCCGACAGCTTCTCGGTGTAGGCTGCATCCTTCGCCTTCTCAACGTAGTCGATCGCTTTGCGCTTCAGATCATTGAAGCCCATGATCTTCGAGCCGTACACATCGGCCAATTGCGCCAACTGCTCGACGGTCATAATGTTGAGGTAGATCAATTCTTCGGCCTGTCCGCGCGTAACCGCCGGCCACTCCCGAATCGGCATGCCAGATAGTTCCTGCTTCTGGTTGTTCTGGAACTGGTCCCACAACCTAGCGAAACGCCGCTTGTGTGTATCAGTCACCGCCGTATCGATCAGCGTGTTCTTGTCGCCGGGGACGAGAATCTTCACGAAGGGGACCGAGTCGAACACCGGATGGCCCGCTTCCTCCGACTTCTCGTCATTCTTGCGAGCACCGACATAGAACTGTACAAATAGCTTCTCGTCGCCTGGGTCCATCTGGTATTGCGGTTGCTGTCCTGCTTGCTGAAATCCTTGCATCATGGTTTTCCTCTCGGGTTTATGCGGCCTTGTCCGGCACCGCGTGCAACTTCATTTCCTGCTCTTTTTCCTGCTCCGGGTTCTCGCGCCACGTATAGATATGCTGTCCCATATGGCCGATTTGCCTGCTCGCGGCGTGGTCAATGAGCACCTTGAACCCCGCTTGACGCACCAACTCGCAGAAGGGGTTATCCTCCGACGACACATCTCCCGATTCCGTGTCGTAGTAAGGCATGAACCAGGGTTTAGGCATCTTCTCGAACACCTGCCGCTCGATGAGGCAGAAGCCAAAGCCGCAGTACCACGCTTCCTCGAAGCCTGCAGAGTTTTTCGTAGTCTCCATGTAGCCGCTGCGATCGGCCTTCGTCGCCGTGAACTCGAACTTGAGCTGGCGTTTCGGGTAATTGCACGCGACCATCGGCAGGCGGCGCGAGAGCAAGACTTCCAGCAGGCGCGGATCAAAGATCATGTCATCGTCGATAAACAGGATGTGAGAGGCGCCCCATTCGAGCGCTTGCTCTACAAGTTTCTGCCTGTTGTTCGGGATGTTGCTGGACTGGCGAATGAACATTCGCATGGCGAAGTCGGATGCATCCTTGCGGGAACGGAGCACCTGATTCGCATTGATGAACATCTCCACGACAGATTGCGCAAAGAAAATAGGACACATGCCCGCCGAGGGAACGCATACGCCGACGCGGATTGACTCACCCATTTAGGAGCGCTCCGCATTGGCCCGAGACGAGCGGCGACGGGTACGCAGCCGCGACCTTCTGCTTCAATCGCGCGACCTGCTCCGGGGGCAGATCAACTTCCCCTCCGTTGAGGCACTTCTCCGCCAGTTGCACGTCGGCAATCTTCAAACCTGGGTCAACGTCCTGATTCGGCATGAGCAACGATTCGGAGCAACAGAATCCGAGCGTCAACTTCTGCTCCGTTCCATCGACAAACATCATCTTTCCGGTTCGGAAGTCCTTCAACTGCTGCGAAAAATCAATCTTCACGGTTTCCTCTCGTTGGTTTGGTTACATCGCCGTACGCAAAAGCGGTATTGATCGGGGCGGGATGTTGACCGTAACGTCGTCGCCGCCCCACAGCAAGCCGTCCGACGTTTGCGCGTCCGAGCCGGGAACGAACTCGACGCGGGAAAAAGGATAATGCACGGCGGCATACGTCGCCACACCGGAGCCGTCGGCCGTTACCGCGGCGATTTGCATTCCGCCATGCGTACGGAGGTTCACCGTCGATGACGGCGTAAGGCCGCGAATGGTGATCGTCGGCGAGGTCGTCGCCGAGAGCAACCGGACGTTCCCGGTAATGTCACAGGCGGACACTGCTATGTTTGTTCCGGTGGTGTAATTGGTGTCCGTCACGTTGATCTGCAGCTCGCCCCCGAGCCACGCCTTCAGCGTCGAGCCGATGCAGGAAAATCGTATGCGCATCATCGGGCCGATTTCCGTTCCGGCATTGGTCACGGACCCCGTTTGCAGCAGAGTGCCATTCACGGCGTACAAGGCCAGCCAGTTTGAGCCCGGCTGATTCCGCACCCGCAACTCGTAACCGTTGCTGCTGCCGTTGTAGCGCAGGCGGAAACCGATGAAAGCATTGGAATTACCCGTGCTCGTCCAGTCAACCTCGAATTCGGCGACGATGTCGGTGTGCGAGAGCGTATAGGTGTAGGTATTAACGGCCGTCGTCGCGTTCGAGTAGTGCAGCCTGTTGGCGGAGGGTTGTCCGATCGCGCCGTAGATCGAGCGCCCGAGGTGGCCACCCGAGGCTTGCGTGGAAGTCGGAAAACTGTCGAACGACAGCGGAATATATCCGTTCTCCTGGATAAGCGTTCCGTCGGGGCCGGTCAAGTGATATGCGACGCCGACGGCCTTTGCGTTGCATGTATCGGGGTCGAAAATACGCTGTGTGACCCATATCGTCCCGCTGCCGAATCCGGTAAGCGTCGACGAAAACACCATTGCGTTCTGGTCGGTATATACGCCACTCGGGTTGATAAGGTTCACCAGCATGACATACGTGGAAAGACCGGAATGGTAGAAAACTCGCGGATTCTCAGCGACGCGCGGCCCGTCGAAATTGCTCGACGAGAGCATGGGCGTTGCATTTACAGTCCACGTACCTGTTGGCGATGAAGCGGTCGCATATCCAATCTTGAAAGCGTCGCCCGTCGTCGCGCCTTCGACAAACTGGTAATACGTTCCTCCCGAGAGGTACGTGCAGGAAGGCAGAAGATCAACATCCGCCCATTGACCCGAGGCCATCAGCGGAACGTTCTGGTTCCATGTCCACGGCCCGAGCGGAGACGACGCGGTCCAGATATCCCACAGATACGGAACGGCCGGAAGGCCAGTATTCGGCGAGCCGAACGTGTTCTGCGCCGCTGCACGCTGGAAAATGTATTGAGAGCCCCGCTGCTCCCTGAACCCCATCGCCGTCGCCGCCCAATTGCCGCCGGTGCCGTTGGTGATTGCGCTATTGTCCGCGCCTTGCTTCGTCCACGTGACGCCGCGGTCGTAGGAAATCGCGGTGAATGTGCGCCAGCCGGTCGTTCCATTGCCCGCATCGTAATAGAGATACCACGTCGACCCTTCGGTGTAGATCTGGCCCTCGCGAACGCCTTGCGAATCGGCGCTCGCCGCCGTCGGCGTAAGCATCGCCGAAGGCATCGGCCAAACGACAATGGCAGGATCGGCCACGACGCTAAAGCCCCCGGATGATGTCCAGCCAGTGGCCCACGTATCTTCTTGAATCAGCAACCCCGTGGAGTTGCGCGTAATCAGCGGGGACATCAGGCATCAGCGTTGCAGCATCCAGCCGGCGATGTCGACGTAAAGGCCGCCGCCGGTTGTGTTGTTGATGTAATTGAACGTCTGCGAAGTGTCGAGCGGCAATGTAACGTAGGTACCAAGGTTAGCAACGCTCGCATCGTTCGAGCCCGCAAGACTTACCGCGAATACGGTAGTGCTGACCGCCGTACCGCCCTGGTTAAGATAGACAGTAACCGAGGTCGTCGTCGTATTCTGTATGAATGCATAGGCCAGTTGCGACGTAACGGGAACGGCGCTTGCGGCAGAGATGTTCGTGCTGGTCGTCGCCGATCCGTTCGCAAGAGCGCGGAATGGCGACGCGCCGATATTGGTGCTCATCCACCGCACAAATCCGGATTGATCGCACTGGAACGGAAAGAAGTGCGACGACGCATCCGTCAGGAACGAGCCCACGTAGCGATTCGTCGTGTCGCCCGTTTTGGAGCGCGCGAAGCCGCAAGCGGTTGCGAACGCAGTCGGAGCCGTCGTCGAGACGGTAAACGTCCCGCTGTTGTTGACGTAACCGTGATACCAAGTCGAGGCGGAAGGTGACGTCGGCGTGATCGTCTGCGCACTCACCGCAATGATACTGTTCGTGCTCTCGATGTATAGTTGCCCGCTGCCGATCGAGATTTGCGTGGTGCTCACCCACCCCGGCGAACAGCCGATAACGACACCTGGGGTTGCTGATCCGCCGCCCGCATAGTTCGGGACGTTCAGCGTGGTCCCCGTAAGCGTTGCTGCGCCGCTCGAACCCGTTGTGGTGAGCGTAATAAGCGGACAGGTGATCGGGCCGGAGTAGTTCGTGCCGTCGGAGGCCGCCGTACACCCCATGTTCTTTTGAAGCACAACGCTCGACGCGCCGTTGAACGTGCTGGTCGTCGGCGTGATCGTGACGACGCCAGCGCCGAGGTTAACGAAGGTTGCCGACCATCCAGTCGTGAAACTGCCCGTCGCCTGCGGAAGCGTGACCGCAACGGGAGAGGCGTTGTTGAACGTTACCAGCTTGCCCTGATCGCCCGAGACAACGGTGTAAGTCGTGCCCGTCTGCGCGTTGATCGAGACAGGCAGATTGCCGGTAACATCCGCAGTTCCGAGGTTGACCGCCCGCGCCGTTCCGTCCTGCGTTCCGCTGGTGACATGCACAAAGCCGGTACCGCTAGGAGTCGAGCCGGTCGGTGTTGCCCATGTGCCATCACCCCGCCAGAAGGTCGAGGCCGATGCACTTGTCCCGCTGTTCAGGTTGGTAACAGGCAGGTTGCCGGTGACGCCGCTCGTCAGAGGAAGGCCGGTCGCATTGGTCAGCACGCAAGCAGAGGGCGTCCCAAGGGCAGGCGTAACAAGAGTCGGCGAGGTCGCCAGGACGGCGTTCCCGCTGCCCGTTACCGTCAATTCGCCGACGACGCCCGCGTTGTCGTAGAGCACCCGGCCCGTCGTTCCGCCCGAGATTGATGTCGTCCCGATCGTGATGCCGCCGGAACCGGGCGGCGTCGACCACGTACCATCACCCCGCCAGTACGTCGACGAGCTGGCACTCGTACCGTTGTTCAGGTTCGTCACCGGCAGGTTTCCGGTCACGTCGGAGCCGAGACCGACCGCGCTCCACGCGAGAGAAGCGCCGCCGTGGAGCACCTGCGTGCTCGAGCCGATCGTCGACATGATGGCGATGTCGTTGCCGCCATTGCCGACGATGACGCGCCCGAGCGTCAGCGCCCCCGCCGTGTTGGTGACGGTGCCCGCGCCGGATGGCGTTGACCACGTACCATCGCCGCGCCAGAAGGTAGACGCGCTCGCACTTGTGCCCCCGTTCAGGTTGTTAACGGAAAGGTTCCCCGTTACCTGAGTCGCGAGGTTGACGTTGCCGGTCAGAGCAGAGGCCGGGAATCCGGTGCAGTTCGTAAGCGTTCCCGAGACCGGCGTTCCGAGCGATGGCGCCGTGAATGCGAGGCCCGATACCGCCGCGATCGCGGCAACCGTGGCTTTGAGTGATGCGCCGTCGCTGGTGCGCTGCAGTTCCATCACGTCGGTAAGCGCCGGAACGTCGGTTGTGATGCCCCATATTCTTACGTCAGCCATGGCCTAGCTCCCTACTGAATAGCCGGTAAATTGAGTGAAAACGTCGACCCGAATGGTTACCGCAACGCTCGTCGTATGCAGCAGCGTTCCGCCCGTACCGCCATTGTAGTAAGCAACGGTCGTCGGGTTGGAAATCGCCGAGCCATTCGTCGCAAAGAACATTCCGAAGGAATTGATCGCGGGCGAGAACGTCATTGTGACCCGCGTTCCGTTCGCACTGAGCGTGCAATAGACAGACGCCACAAAGGGCGAGTTGGTCACAAACCAGCCGGTATCCGACACCGCCGCCAGCTGCCCGATCGGAATCGTGATTGCGCCACTCGACAGACTCGTCACCGGGAAGGTGCGACCGTTGGCCGGCGCGATGCCAGTCAGAGCGTTGAGCGTCAACCCCGGATGGTCGGCAACGAAAGCGGACTGACTGCTGTACTCGCCGGAACTCGAACCTGACACACCGAAGTAGAGTTGCGCGTAGTAATTGATCGCGCCCTCGTCCTGCGTGTAATTGATGTCGACCGTGTCTATCAGGACGACGGGTGGCGCCGAGCCCGTCACGCATACTTGCCCGATGGAGTCGACAGGCCAGCCATGATTCCAGTTGGCGATGGCGTTCGTCGTGGTGAGACAGACGTGACCCGCATCGTCTCCTAGAATGCCGTCGTTGTAACGACGGTTCGGCGCGCTCGGCGGGCTGTCGATCAGGACGCACAGCGCCCCGGAGTCCGTAATCCTCGCCCAACCATCGATAACCGGAGCGCCGACCGGGACGGACCCCGTAATGACATAGAGCGTATTGTCGGAGGCGTAGCGCAACCCGGTGCGCCACACACCCGTAGGCGTCGAGGTGGAGACGTTCGCGCGTCCGGTTGCATCATCTACGGCGAGTCCATTGATGAATGGAACGGCCACGCTCCACCTTCAAAAAGGCCCGGCAGGACCATGACCCGCCGGGCGTCAAGCGCCGATTTATCGACGCGAGAGGAACTTACGGCGTCGTCACCGCTTCCGCAGTCAGGAACACGTAGTCGCCCGCGACGAGCGCAACGCCTGTCTCGTTTGTCCACGTGTTGTTCGTCGTGGCCGCGATTGTGACGCCGTCGGTGCCGATGCCCGCCGTACCGCTCGAGGTAACGCCCGCCGTGCCAACACGGCAAAACTGCGCCAGATTGCGGCTTCCTGCGAGCGGCGTGCAAGTCAGCGTCATGCCCAGATGGAAAGGCGCGGTCGCATCCGAGGCGGAGCCCACCGTACCGGTCGGCTTCCAGACTTGGAGATTCGATGCACCAATGATGGGGGATGCAATGCTCATGTGAATATCTCCTGGTTTACGATTAGCTGTCGGCCATGACGCCCTGGAATTGTGCGCCCGATGTCGTCAGGTTGCCCGCCCATGCCAAGAGTTGCACGACGGCGTCCTGGTTCACGCTGTAGCGCTTACCCGGATCGAGCGTGGTGAAATTGCGCTCACGGTGCGGACGCAGGAACAGATACTTGGTGTTCAGGAAGTACATGGTATTCGTCGGAGCATAGCCGCCGATACCACCATCGAGCACCACGTCAGAATTCATGAACTTGACAGTTACGAATCCCGAATCGGCCAGTTTCGCATCCATGAAACGCTGATTGGCCTGGAGCGACGACATATAGAACGCCCAATAGCCGTTGTCGGCCATGATCAGGTCGGGGTGATCCGCGCCACGGACGCATTTCGCGTAAAGCGTATTCATGCGCGACTGGATGTTCGACGCCGAACCGCCGGAGGTGATCTGGTACTGGTTCTGCCAGAACGACCATGCGCTGCGGTCGATGCCGCCATACGTGCCCGAGGTCGGCGTTTTCGACACCGCGGTCAGGAGGCCCACGATTTGCTTGCCGCCGTTCGCCGTACCGTCCGAATAGATGCCCTGGGTAATCAGGTTCGCCATCGAGGATTCGCCCACCTTGATGCGTGACTCCATCAAGTCGATGATTTCCTCTTTGCCCGAGTTCTGCAGCATCTCAAGGCCGGACATTGTGATCGGGCAGGCCGCCTGCTTGATGTCGTATTGCGCTGCCGAGATAACGTCCTGTGCGCCGACGGGAAGGGCCTCATAGCCCGAGTACCATCCGGCGTTGGCGTTGGCCTGAAACGACAGCTCTTGCAAGATGACGTTACCGCCGGAGAAGGTCTTGATGTTCCCTTCTTCCTTCATCTTGACGAGAATTGCGTTGTTCTTGGTGACGTTGTCGGCGATTTCGCCGGTACGCGACTGGATGGTGGTCGCGATGACGTCGGAGATAGCACTGTTGGCGAATGCCATGTGAACGGCTCCTATGTTGGTGAACGGATCTCACCCCACAGGCTGGCCGGGCATTCCCGGTGCTGGAACTCGATGGCCCGCTATAGCTTGGGTTCGGGTTCCGTGGATGACGGAACGGATAGTGCTTTATCTTTTCGGGACAGTCAAGATAGTTCCTCGAAATTCCTTGCAATAGCATCCCGAAGCGACTCATTTCTGGCAGAAGGGCGAACTTTGCCCCCGCTGGGTGCCCCCTTGACTGAAACATTCGCCGCGTTCGCCTGTCGCTGCTGCTGGCCGTTCTGCTCAACCGCCCGACCGATCAAAACCTCGCGAATCTGCGGGTGCATGCCTACGGCGTAGTTATAGGCTTCCTGAAGGTCGCGGGCAGTGCCGTTTTCGATCAAACTGGCCATAATCCCGCGAACCTGGGGGAAAAACTCGTTTTGCGGGTCGTTTGCGAAGGCGGCGAAGTCGTTTTGAGTCTGCGCGAGCGCTTGCGACTGCGCTGCGGCGGTCCCATAGGTGCGCTCGCTCAGTAAATTGGCGTTTTGGGCCTCCGCGCGGGCCAAATCGGCATTTATGGGCTGCGAAAGGTCGACGCCATATTGCTGCGCAAGGGAATGCATTAGCAATTTGCGATATTCCGGACCACCGGTGCGTAAATCGTGCGCCGTGCGGAGAAGCGAGCGGATTGCGGCAATCGGAGTCGCCCCTTCGGCCTGTAACTGCTGCGCGTAGGGAACAAACTCGTTCAAAACGGCCTGGGCGATCTGCGCCCGCTGCGCAATGCTCTGAAAACCCTGTTGAAGCTGCAATTCCCGCTCATGGATGTAGGCGCGGGCTTCCTGCGGAATAGCCGCATAGGCTTCCCGCATCTTCGGTTCCCATGAAGCGGGCGCGTTGTCCCAATTCGGGGCGGGTTGCTGCTGCGCGCGTCCGTTTGCGTCCGTTTGCGTCCGTTCGCGGGCGGCCGCGTCCGGCTCCGGCGCCTTGGATTGTTCCTCTTTCGCGAGGAAACGCCCTTGCGCATCGCGCCCCGGTTTCGCATCCGGCCGCTCGTCGTCCTTCGCAGTCGCCTTGTCGAGTTCTAACTCGAGCGTTTCCCCGAGGCTTGGCGGTTCCGTCGTCTCGCCATCTGGCGGCAGGACATCGACTTCGGTCGGATCAAATTCCGGGTCTCTTTCGGCCATGTTTTCCTCTCTTTATGTCGCTTTTCCGGTGCGAATCGCCCGGTCGGTGTATTCCCACATCCTTTCGCGTAGCGCTTGGCGCTCGCGCTTCTCGGCGTAGCGGTCTACGACCTTTTGGTGAGTTGCTTCAAACGGGACCACGCCATGCTCACCCATGTGGTCGCGAAGCTGACTACGCGAAGCGACGATTGATCGGTCGATCGGCGAGACGAAGGGCTCGATGTCTCCCTGTACTGCGGGCGCTTCGGTTTCTGGCTCACGGATCACCTCGACGAAGCTGTCGGTCGCGCGGTCATAGCGGAAAGTGCGCCGGCTCATGAGAGCGGCTGCCCATCAGGTCCGAGAATCTTCGGGCCGGTAGCGGCCTGAACTGCGTTGCTTTCGGCCTGATGGCGCATTCCCTGCTGGTGCTGCTGCTCGCTGATCGCCATGTCCTGCGCGCCCTTGAGAACATCGCTCCGCTGCTGCGCCGCCTGGCTTTCCGCATCCATGACCATCTTCTGCCGGGCCGATTCCTGCTTCACGTTCGCCTGAATCAGAATCGCCTGAACCTCCGCCATGGTCTTTTCGCGGAAGGCTTCGAGTTCCCCTTGCATCTTCAGCCGCTCGTTCGCCGCTTCTTCCTGATTGCGCTGCATCTCGCCCTGAATTTCGGCCATCCGTAGCTGCATCTCCGCTTGGCGGTCCTGCGCGTCGGATTGCTGTTGCGCCTGAATCTGCATGACCTTCGGATCGGGCTTCGGCGGAGGGGGATTCGCGCGCATCTGCTCGAAAGCGGACTCGATGACGCCCTCGATATCGCGGCCAACGCGGAAATTGCGGATTCCGAACATCAGAAGCGACTGCGCGATCGGCGCGATTTGAGGATTCGCTTCGACCGCGGGAATCGCCTGCTGCAAGAACTGGGTAACGCCGGTAATAAAAGCGTTGGTCGCGTCCCGCTGGGCGTCCAAGTCCGGCTCGATCAGGCTGTCGGAGGCTATTTCGATGCGGTAGTCGGCCAACTGTCCGGCGCGCAAGAGCTGAATCGCCTGTTGGACGATGTTCTGCGTCGAAGTGGCGAGGGGCGCGGGCCACGGAACGACGTTCGGCGCCGGGGGCGCGGGCATTCCGGCCGAAGGGGGCGCAGGCAGCATGCCGCCGGGAAGGGGTTGGGCTCCCGGTGGCGGCGCGGAGGGACCAGCTCCGGGGAGAGACATGGGGACGCCCGGAGAAGTGGGGGGCGCCATCATGCGCTGCGCCATTGCTGCCTGCGCTTCCTTGATCGCCTTCTGTCCATCAGGCGATTGCATGATCGCGGACTGCGCGATCAGCGTGTGTATATCGAAGAACCGGACCGCGACGTGCCCCATCAGCTTCAGCACATCGGTAACGAAGCGGGCGAGTTCCTGCTTCTGCGCGTCGAGGCGGACAGAGGTGAACTGCGTCTTGATCTGCTGCGCGCCGAGGGTCTCATGGGGGTTCGAGGCACCCCGGACGATGTCGGAAATCCCGGTGATCTGGTAAATGTCCTGAATCATCTGCTGCCGCGCCTGATAGAGTTGCTGAATCACTTCAATAACGGTGTCGAGCGGGACCCAGTCGATAGAGCCCTTGATTCCGCCCTTGTCGGCGAAGGCCGCCCAGGTGTCGATCGGAATGAGTTGGTTCTCGAGCCCCTCGGTGAATATCCGCTGGATGCCTTCCTGGCTCTGGTCGTAGACGCCGACGACCTTGCAGGCCTTGATCAGGTAATCGAGCCGATTGGTAATCGCGTCGATTTCCCGCGCCTGATCCTGGTACATGCAGTAATCGGGCTGCGGAATCAGATTCCCCGTCGTGTTCGTCGCAAACAGAGGCTTCGGGCAGGGAAAGAAGCCGGGGAATCCCATCGGATCGTCTTTTTCGTCGAGCAAATCCGCCATGCGCATGGAAAGCCAGCATACGGTGGACGTGCGCTTGTCCCACACCTCGTAAATCTTCGCCTGCTTGAACACTTCCGACTTCGGCTCGTCGGTCTCACGGGTCGATTGATTCGCGTCCGGATGACGGGCGGGCGTGTAGTCGAGCGGAACTCTCTCGCCGATGTCGTCGCCAAAGCGGGCGCAGAGTTCATCGCGGGTCATGTAGACGATCCGCCACAGCGCGGGGACTTCCTCCCACGTCCGGCTCGAGACCCAGCCGAAGTCTTCCCAATAG